AGCCAAAGCCTCTAAGCGGAGCTTCCGCAAAGGCGCTAAAACCCACAAAAAAAACATGGCGAAAACACCCATGAGAGGCGGTATCCGCCTCTAAAAAAAATAAAAAAAAGGTGGGGGCTTACGCCCCCACCCCCCAAAGAGGTCTCTATGCCGTGCTACCGGCTTATGCTCGCTCGTCCATTACCCGGAAAAACCAAGAACGGCAAGACACCTTACCGCTTCAGCGGTTCTCTCGCTAATTATCTGCTTTCTACTTCCTTCACACGAGTAAAAAAAGAGCTGGCCGAGGGATGTAAACTCATGCCCTGCCGTCAATGCATTGGGTGTAGGCTTGAGAAATCTCGCCAATGGGCAACTCGTCTTTTATATGAAACTAAATACCACAATAACGCTTGCTTTTTGACACTCACTTACCGTACTGAATCTCTACCCGAAAACACGTCCTTAAAAAAGGACCACATTCGGACCTTTATTAACGATTTCAGAAGTAGGATGAATTATTATGGCAAAGAAAAAAGCAAATACTTCGCGGTCGGCGAGTACGCCGACCCCAACGAAGAAACCCCATTCGGACGACCGCACTACCATCTGGCCCTATACGGACCTCTCGGAGTCATCGGTGATGACCCTGAAAGAACTGAGATCGAGCCTTCTCGTTCAGGAGGTCGCCAATTTACTCATACAGATTTCGCGGCCTGTTGGCCGCACGGGCTCCATTCTTATTCAGAACTCAGTTTCGAATCGGCTGCGTATGTTGCCCGATACTGCCTTAAAAAAATTACGGGAGTATTTGCGGCGCCTATATACGAAGGCCGCACCCCGGAGTTCCAAAGGAACTCTAACGGGCTCGGAAAATCTCACCTCTTCGACGACCAAGGGAATCCCCGCTGGCTCTCCGACGTATACCCAGGCGATCAAATCGTGCTACCCAATCGGGGAAGCTTCCTCCCGCCGCCCTACTTCGACCGTCTCCTTGAAAAAGCAGACCCATCCCTATACTTACAGGTCAAGAAAAAGCGCCAAGAAGCGCAAGAAGCCTTAACTTCCCGCGAGGAACTTCTCCTCGCACACAACGAACTTTCGCGGAGCGAAAAGTTTAAAACACTCGTCACGGATTCGACACTAATTAGGAGCCTATAAAATGAAACTATTCGCAGTAAAAGATATGAAAGCTAAAGTCTTTCTTCGTCCTCACTTCGCCGCCCACACCGCCGACGAACTCAGATCCTGGGAGGTCGCCTCTAACGACGGCGGCGACTCCATGATCTCCAAATTCCCAAACGATTACCGTTTGTTTGAACTCGGCGAGTTTGAAATTACTAACGGCGAACTTGCAATTTATCAGCACCCGGTTGACCACGGCTCTGCCGCAGACTTTAAAAAACAACCGGCCCAAAATTCTCTTCCCTTTCCTCAGCAAAATCTTCAAGCTCAGTAAAACACTTAGCCCGGGGGAAACCCCGGGCACCCCCCACCAGGAGCACACATGCCTCGAAACTCAGCCGGGTCTTCTCAGCAATCTCATTTCGCTAAAATTCCTGCCGTTAACATGCAACGCTCGGTCTTCGATCGTTCTTTCACTCACAAATCTACGATCGATACCGGCGTACTTATTCCTTATCTCGTGCAGGAAATTCTTCCCGGCGATTCACTCACACTCAAGAGCAACATTCTTGCTCGCCTAGCTACGCCAATCTACCCCTACATGGACAATGTGTACTTAGACGTACACTTCTTCTTTGTCCCTAACCGTCTAGTCTGGGAAAACTGGGAGCGCTTCAATGGCGCCCAGGACGACCCAGACGACACCACCGATTATATGGTTCCTCAACTCGACGACGCCACTCACGAAGCTGGCTTTGGCGAACTTACCATTTACGACTATATGGGCCTTCCAACCAGAGTCTCGTCCATTCCTCAGGACGACATGCCCATTTCTCTTCCATTCCGCGCTTACTATGAAATCTGGAATCAGTGGTACCGCGATGAAAATAACCAAAATTCACTCGTGTATTCTAAGGGCGACGGACCCGACACCACAGCCTTTGCTATTCAACGCCGCAACCGACGCAAAGATTATTTCACCTCCGCCCTTCCTTGGCCTCAAAAAGGCCCTTCCGTACTTATGCCTCTTGGATCTCTTGCACCAGTTATTGGGCTAGGAAAAAGTAACGGGAATTTTACCTTTTCCCCTACTGGTCTTCGCGAATCTACCGGCACGACGGCCGATTACCCATTCGCTGCTCTTATTGACGGAACCCCCGCTAATTCGGAGTTCTTCGTCAAAGGCACCGCCTCATCTTCAGGCTTCCCCGCGGTTTTCGCGGACCTCTCGGATGCCACCGCCGCCACTATCAACGAACTTCGCCAGGCCGCTACACTTCAACAACTCTTCGAGCGCGACGCCCGAGGAGGCACTCGATACATCGAAATCTTACTTTCTCACTTTGGGGTCACTTCTCCTGACTTCCGTCTTCAACGCCCCGAGTACATCGGAGGCGGATCCACTCCTGTCAACGTGAACCCCGTATCTCAAACCTCGGAGACCTCTTCCGAAACACCCCAGGGAAATCTCGCTGCGTTTGCTACTGCGAACGCTCGAAACGGATTTCACCACTCCTTCGTCGAGCACGGCTTTGTCTTAGGACTTATCTCTGTCCGCGCGGAGACTACTTATCAACAGGGACTTAACCGCATGTGGTCCCGTCGTACTCGCTACGACTATTACTGGCCAACTCTCGCCAATCTTGGCGAGCAATCCATTCTCAACAAAGAAATCTACATGAACGGCGACGCCAACGATAACCTTGTATTCGGTTATCAAGAGCGATTCGCCGAATACCGCTACCAACCTTCTATGGTTACCGGCCGCTTCCGCTCCAATTCAACCGTACCTCTCGACTCCTGGCATCTTGCACTTGATTTCAACACGCTTCCTACTCGCGCGGGACTCATTCCAGAAAACCCGCCTATGGAGCGCATTATCGCAGTCGACTCAGAGCCAGACTTCATTCTCGATACTTACACGAGCATGAAACACGCCCGCCCAATGCCAACTTACTCTGTCCCAGGCATCCAAAGCCTCTAAAGGAGCATTATGGATCCCGTAACCGCAGGCGCCGCCGGATCAATCGGCGGCGCCGTTATCGGAGGAATCTTCGGCAATAAAGCCCAAAAAGATGCCGACGAACGCAATCTCGCTATGGCCCGCGAACAAATGGCCTTTCAAGAGCGCATGAGCAACACCGCCCATCAGCGCGAAATGAAAGATCTCTACGCTGCGGGCCTTAATCCTATCCTAGCCGCCACCAAAGGCGGCGCATCTTCTCCATCCGGCGCCATGGGCGCCGCCTCTCAACCTCGCACCTTCATCGCGGACGCGATAAAGGACTCCGTTAATACCGGTCTCACTGCCGCCAACATGGAGTCCGATCTTAAAATCAAAAATGCCACTGTCGCTAAGACCATGGCCGACACCCTTAACTCGCTGGAAACCAATATGGCGATCAAAGCCGGAACCCGCGGACAAGAAGTCGCTAACGCACGCGCCGAAGGCACATTGCCACACGACATATCCCGCGCAGGTTCCGAAGCCTCTTCCGCATTCGCCAAATCTCAGCAAGAGTACTCAAACGTTCAAACAGCTTCAGAAACAGCTAAACGCGCAACCATTGCCCGCCAAGCCGAGCAAGGCGAGTCAGACGTCAGGCAAATGGATTCGCAATTCCAAAAAGATAACTTCAAAACTTTACGCGTCATGGACGTCGTAAAAAACGCGGTCGGCACTGCCGCCACCGCCGTAAACTCAGCAAAGGGTATGCGCTCTGGCGCAGCGCCCGTTATTCAATCCGGCTCTCCGGCCGAAACCAGGGCCCTCAAAAACGCGGGCAGAAAAGGACTTAAAGTAAAATGAGCGTTAAAAAGCGATTAAAAAACGGAAACCTTGCTTACCGCGTCTATCACACGGAGCCCGAACCAGACCCTAAACTTGCCACCCAGCAACAATTCAAAGACGAATGCGACATCAACCGCATCGTCAAAAACGCCGAACGAGGAATTTCTCCTCGCTTCCTAGCACGCGGCACCCCGCAATTCGGCGACTTCTCAAACACGCCTTCCATCGAGGAAGCATACGACACCATCCAACGCGCTCATTCCGCGTTCATGAACCTACCTGCCCAGCTTCGCCTCGAATTGGACAACGACCCAGCAAACATCAATAGGCTTAGCCAGGACCAGGCTGAGCGCTACAAACTCCTCCGCGAGCTACCACCCCAGCCAGCCGTCTCCGATCCCGTCACCGCCGGGCAGGCGGAACCCAAAAATCCCCCTAAAGGTGGATCAAAAAAGGCGTCTAATGACGCCGAGTGACAGTTAAACCCCTTGTTGTAACTGTCACCATCGACAGAAAAGTATGCGTCATTGAAAAATGGGGTACCCTAGACCAAAGGAGACCCCAAAATGCGCAGACAAAAACTGTCAAGAAAAGCCTCTAAGCGGAACTTCCGCAAAGGCTCTAAAACCCACAAAAAAAACATGGCCAAAACGCCCATGAGAGGCGGCATCCGCCTCTAAAAAAATAAAAAAGGTGGGGGCTTCCGCCCCCACCCCCCAAAAGAGGACACTATGCCGTGCTACCGGCTTATGCTCGCTAGTCCACTACCAGGCAAAACTAAAAACGGCAAGACGCCTTACCGCTTCAGCGGATCCCTTGCCAACTATCTCCTCTCAACCTCATTTAGCCGCGTAAAAAAACAGCTGGCCGAGGGATCTAAACTTATGCCCTGCCGCCAATGCATTGGGTGCAGACTTGAGAAATCCCGCCAATGGGCCACGCGCCTCTTATATGAAACTAAATACCATAATCAGGCTTGCTTTCTCACCCTCACCTACCGTACTGAATCCCTACCTGAAAACATGTCCTTAAAAAAGGACCACATTCGGACCTTCGTAAACGACTTCAGAAGTAGGATGAATTATTATGGCAAAGAAAAAAGC